ACATATATACGAACAATTGGAAGAAATAGAATTTGATATAAATTTTGAAGTTATACCGAAAGAAAATGTGTTTTTGAAAAACATTGGGTCTATAACGACATATAATATTCCCCCCCCCATTATTTGTGATGATAATCATTAAGGTATTTATTAAAGTTATAACATATTTATTTTATTTTTTATATAATTTTTTAATTAAAAATTATGGATTTGAAGATTTTTAGTATAAATTTCATTTAAAATGGGCGTTTTAAATGAGAAAAGGTGTAAATGAGAAAAGGTGTAAAACTGATTGAATCATGGTATAAATGGATTAAAAATAATCAATTGCGCGTATATATTTTACAAGATGATTCTGTTTATGATTCTCAAAAAATATCAAATCGCTGCAAGAAAAAATATGAAATTGAACATGGTGAATTAAAAATACACGATGGTTCTAAATAGAATGGCTAAAATAAAAAAATTATCTTCCCGACCAGATTTTAATAACAGGATAAGGCCCAACCTGTTTTTTGAGGGAATCTTCTATATATTGGTCTACATTATAAGAATAACTTCTTGGGTGATATGTAAATATGTTACCAAATAAAGAAGGCATTGAAATAAGATTTGGAAATTCTATATAACACAGAACTGCCATAATTCGTTCCATTCCACAACGATCATCCCTGCATTTTACCACCGGTATTAATCTGGTAAGATCATATGTATCATTAATTTTTTTTAAAAAGTCATAATGAATAAAACATTGCACCCCAAAAAAACCCTGCCATATTTTTCTTTTCATTCCCAACGGTTGTATCATATTTCCAGGACCAAGTTTATTTGATTCCAATAAGTATTTTTTAACTATAGAATAATTTTTTAGATTTTTTGCTATTTTTTCATGATTTGTTCCCATTGATGGATCCAATATAGAATCATTGTATGAATCAAAATGCCATAAAGGCATTACCGGTGATTTTAACCGTTCAAAAGCAACGCGCTTGCGAAAAAATGTGCTGTCGTGAATAATGACAGCTCGTTCAAACCATCTATTTTTTAAGAAGTATAAAAATGGAAGAAGCTCTCCTCGTCCAGGATGCTCGGATTTTATATATTCAACATTCTTATAGTCAAAATCTTTTTTAATAAAATCTTGATTACTATTATCATCTATAACAATAATCTTTTTATGTGGATAAAAAGTTCTGATACATTGTATGCAATGATTCCAATAATAATTGGTTTTTTCAGAGTTAACATACCTTGTAATGATAAATCCAAAATCCATAATGTAATTATTTTATATTTATAGTTATAAAATAATTTACGATAACGTCGCTAAATCATCAATGTTTATTACATTTTCATTTGCAGGAACATCTTTTTTTAAAAATAAAAATTTTTTAAATTCTTTTCTTTCTAACTGAACATGAGGAGTGTGATTATGTACATGCCTTGCAATCATTTTATAAAGCTTGAATTCTGGATAACGCTCATTTCCGTCGGATTTGTATAATAGATTTGTTCCGTTGTCGTCTTTACACCAATCAACAATTATATTTGTTACCGGATCTAATAACTCAGGTTTATTTATATATTTCAAATCATCAATAAAATAATCAAATAAGGAACACGCAAGTCTACAAAGGTCAAAACTATAATTTGGTTCCAATCGTGGTTTTTTATCGTTAAAATATGGTTCTATATTGTATTGTGTCACTGCATCTCCTCCGCGATTAAAACTATCACTACAAAAAACTTTTCCTTGAAATTTATATATGCTTCTTCCAAAATCAATAATTTTAAAAAGCCTTCCAAATGTCGGAACTTTATAATATTTCTTATTATAGCAGTAATAAATATATTTTTTATCTATTTTATTGTACATTATATTGTTTGAATGAAGATCATTGTGTGTAAAAGAAAAAACTTTTTGGTATGTAATAAGAATCATAATAATTTGCATAAATGCAGAAAAAAACTCTTCTTCCTTTAATTTATTTTCCATGATTAAATTATCAAATGTATTTTCGCAGTTCTCTAAACATATCATTTGTACAGGAAACTTTGGTATAATTGCCTCAATTGATTCTTCTTCTCCATCTTCTTCTCCATCTTCTTCTCCATCTTCTTCTTCTTCTTCTTCTTCTTCTTCTTCTTCTTCTTCTTCTTCTTCTTCTTCTTCTTCTTCTTCTTCTTCTTCGTCTTCTTCTTCTTCTTCTTCTTCTTCTTCTTCCTCTTCTTCTTCTTCTTCTTCTTCATCTTCTTCATCATCTCCATCTTCTCCTTCTTCTCCTTGGCGTTCATTATTACCATCTTCGGTGTGGCTTGTTCGGGATGAACATGTTGATCCAGAAGAATGCAGAGATGTCATTTTTTCATCCCCTCTTTTAAAAAATACATCAGAATTAGATATATCAACCAACTCAATAGACCTATCTTTTAGATCATCAAGTGTTATCGTGTTAGGAGATTCAAATAAATCTTCAAAAATTTCATCTTTTATTGAATAAACGGATAAACATGATCTTGCGCTACAATTATTATTAATACGGATTGGTTTTAGCTTGGCATAATTATCCTTTTCTGGAAATAAATATTCATATTCGTCCACGTGAAATAGTACATTTTTATTTTTGTTAAAATATTCAGATTCATGTAAATAATCCAAATCATCATAAATATTTAAAGAAAGTTTATTTTTAATTGCAAGAAATGACCCATAAAAATCTACTCCGTGAATAAAATTGTTAGTATAAATAAGCTGACTTGACAAATAAAAAAACATAGAATCTATATAAGCAGAGTTATTCATATCCAACATTTTATCGTCTACTTTATTACCGTTTATAATGTCAAATTGAGGTAAATCATAAAGAGACGTTTTTTGAGTATTATATTTTCCAACTAAATATTTAAATGGATCCATAAGAGGAGCCATTTTCATAAACACATTTTTAGGTTTTGTTTTATTTGTTGTTGAATTTTTTAGAGTACATTGATATGTATTAGGAAGTCCATCTATTTTAGATCGTATATTAGAGAGAAACCATTTATGGTTTAAATTGATACTGTTATAGTTTGTAGAATTTAAATCAAAAAATCTCTTATAGATTGGGACATAATTTTGGACATTTGACAAATGAGTAAATTCTTCTTTTTCTAAAGTTTTAAAAAGTTCCAAGTTTTTGCGTTTTTGATAATTTACAATAACTGTCATTAGCAATAAAGGACAAAATTTCTTTCCAGTTTAAACGGATATTTGCGTTAAAGTATTTGGGGTATTTTTATAATGCTAATATATCAATGACTTTAGACTTGAAAAAATTTGATATGAAAAATATAAGCTTCAGACCCAATGAAAACAAAGGCCCTGTTATTGTTTTAATTGGAAAGCGTGATACTGGTAAATCATTCTTGGTTCGTGATTTATTGTATTACCATCAAGATATACCAATTGGTACAGTTATTTCAGGAACAGAAGAGGGAAACGGATTTTATTCTAAAATGGTACCAAAATTATTTGTTCATCACGAATATAATACTGCCATTATAGAAAATATATTAAAACGTCAACGGACTGTATTAAAACAAGTGAAAAAAGAGATTGAAATGTATAAGCGATCAACAATTGACCCTCGCGCATTTGTTATATTGGACGATTGTCTTTTTGATAATACATGGTCTCGTGACAAACTGATGAAGTTGCTTTTTATGAACGGGAGACATTGGAAGATTATGTTAGTGATAACAATGCAATATCCACTTGGTATTCCCCCTATGTTGCGTACAAATATTGATTATGTATTTATTTTAAGAGAGAACTACATTGCAAATAGGCGCCGCATCTATGAAAATTACGCGGGAATGTTTCCCACATTTGAGTCTTTTTGTCAAGTCATGGATCAGTGCACGGAAAACTTTGAATGTTTAGTGATAAACAACAACTCAAAATCAAATAAACTATACGACCAGGTCTTTTGGTACAAAGCAGAAGCACACAATGATTTTAAATTAGGATCTAAGGAGTTTTGGGAAATGTCCAAGGACATTCCATCGGATGATGAAGATGAACCATATGACCCGAATAAAGTTAAAAAACGGGGAAACCATCAAACCATAACTGTGAAGAAATCTAAATGGTAAACCATAAATTTTATTTATGATGTT